CATGTAGGCTTTACGCCGGTTACTGGCTTGCTGGACACCGAATAGCATGCCGTCCAAGGGTTGAAAGGCGGTCGGGTACAGGGTCGGGCTGTAATAGTATTTGCGGTCAGTAAAATTCCAGCGGGGACGCGGGTTACTGATCCGCTGCAGTACAGGCTCGATCAGATCAACGATGAGAGAGCCTAAGGGGATGAGGAAGACTAACTGCCCAATGGTGTCGTAAACGAGCCGCAGGAAGGCATAGAAGAGGTTTAAAACGCTTCCTACTTTGCCCTTAGTAAAGACACTCACGCTTTTAGGGGTGCTCCGAGACAGTTTCAGGGCGGTCACTTCTTGAGTATCCATGTGGGACTCGAAAACAACACTCGGGTAGGTTTTCACATCCCCTAGGCGTTCCAGCGTCCCGTCGAATGCGCCCGTGTAGTTATGCGACAGTTGCACCGTCACCACATCATCATTCGGACGAATCAGGAAAAGACCTAACACGCCTTCAATGACTTCACGGCTGGTAAACCAGAGGGAGCCAAAAATGTTGGAGACAAGGCCTGAACCCTCAGCGTTACCCGTGTCAGTGACAAGGCCGTTCATCTGAATCAACCGGGACGGGAGTAGCTTACGGTCAACCTTGACGACAATGCAGCCATGTTTGAGGTTGTGTGTGCGGCCTATGGTTTCGTCGCCTTCGAGATGCCGGTAAACCTGGACAACAACATTATCGAAGTTGATAATGTCCTTCACCATCTCATAAATACTGGAGTAATCACCCTCCACTTCACGCCACCTGGCACCCGTCGACAGGGACTCAATAAAGGTAGGGGCTTGAATGTAGTAGTCGCGTTGCTCCCTAAAAATGAACTGTGTCAGCCCCTCAATCACCGAATACGCGTTCATGTGTCCTCGTTCAGGACTGAACAGTGTCTTGAAGCGTTGCCATACGTTCGAATAACCGGAGAACCCGGCAAACATTCCTAGGCCACAGCAAAAGGCTACGAGCCATGAGGACGCCCCGGCGATCCACTTCTTTTGCGGCTGGAACGGCCAGAAAGTGGGTAGCACGGAGAGGTTGGGGACGATGGTGCGTTTAATGTATTCGAAGTCGTTGAGGAAGGTGAGTTTTAGCTCTGTCATGCCCTCAGCGCCGACAGACAATTCGTAATTGTCGAGCATGCCAGACCATCTGCAATCCGCGGGCTGGCCATAGGGATCCACGGTTACTATTAGCGCCTCATACCGACCGGAATACAGTTCATCACAGACTGCAGAGAAAGCATAGGAGCCTTGCCGCAGTGTGATCGTTCCCACCCCCGTGTCGTTGCACAGGTAGTCGAATTGGGTTTTAACGTCGTCGTCTACGCCGCAAATGAACTCCATGTTTCCATTCCACAACCGTATTGTGGGTGGCGTTGATTGGAGGTCTTTCAACTCGCGTAGCTGGTCTTGAATCGTCATTACCATGCCCCGTAATACATCGGAGTCCACTCACATTTAATGGTTTTCGGTGGAATGTTAAGCCCCCCGCTTTTCTGGTAGGACACACCCAAGGGGATTTCTTGTGTGTACTCTGGGAGCTTGTTTCGCAGGTAGGTACCATGGCTCAACGTGAGCAACTCCCTAGACCGTTCTTTGCCCTTGCTCGACATGATCGGAGGCCGATCCCTATCAGAGGAAACCTCCACACTCTCATCGTTACGCACCATAGGCGTAGTCAACAAGCGCTGCCTAGTGTCAATAACGCGGTTAAACCTACCGCCGATCAGCTTCACATCCGGGATAGAATAGGACGCCCCCGCGCCTTTGCCTTTAATCCCCTCGAATGTCCACGTGAGTGGCACAGCCACATCCCCTGGGTTCTCCACGATGACAGTCAATCGGGCATTCTTTTTCTCAAACTGTGCAGACAGGGCATAGGCGGTGCGTGGCTTAGTCTCCATCCAGAATGGTGAACCGTAGAGTGACACGACAGCTACCCAGCCATCCGAGTTCACATAATCAAACTTTTCACTCCACTCAACCGGCTTCTCTAACGAAACCTCGATATAGCGGGACTGAAGTTCCTCAGGCTTATCAGTATCACCCGATCGCACAATCAGGCGCGCTAGATGCGAGTCTGGGTCATTCTTATCAGTCTGGAAAGTAAACGCCCGCTCCAGCTTATGCTTCACATAAAAAAATGCCACGTCATCGCATTCAGGCAACACATTCAACTGCAGAGTGAGCTTCCGCTTCCCCACCTCAACACGCTGAATACACCGCTCCAACTGATACGACGACTGCTTATCCTCCACAATTCCGGTCATAGGCGGCATAAGGAAACCCACAGGGCTTTCAGCTAGATCAACGTGGAAACTGCACTTAGTTTCCTTAGGGGAATCCGGGTACAAGGGCAACGAACGGTAGATACGATACACACTGTCATCCGCTCCAACCAGAATGATTTCAATACCGCGCGCCATTACGCCATCACCCCTGCATACTGTGCATTCATCCGCCGCTGCTGTTGATCAATCTTATCTGCAACGTCGTTACTGGAGTAACCATTGACAACGATTGGCCTAAGCATTGTCTTAGCGGATTCCTGGAACATGTCAGAGCTGGTGAAACGGTCACTGTACGCTGATCCCACATTCCCCACAGCAGTCACAATCTGACCCGCGTCAGGCAACGAGGACACGACTTTGTCTGCCAGCCCGAGTGTTTCAAGCTCATTCACGTGCAGAGCGTCTTTAGCCAGGTTGTACCCGGCCTTATTCACCTCGGATACGCCGCCGCCGAAAGCCTGCACAGCCGCATTAGCGCGTTGCGTCACCATCTGCCAGCCAGCGTTAGCCAAATCCATAATGTAGCCAGCCGGATCCTCATACAGTTTCGCCAGATTCATGGCAGAGTGAGCCATACCAAACATGCTGCTCACCTGTGTTGACAGTGACTGTGCGAGAGCCTTACCGCCCTTAGACGTGATAAACGGCTGTGCCAATGTGGAGGCCTGTTGGGAGGCAAACTGCACCGCATCCAACGACTTATTGGCGTACTTGTCTACCTGCTCATACTGTTCTTTTTCTCGCTTTTTCTGTTCTTCTTCAGCCTCCTGTTCGGTCTTTTCAGCGCGCTCTCGTTCCTTTTCGGCTTCACGGTTAGCTTTTCCTGCTTCTTTCTGTTGTTTCTTAGCGGCATTCTCAGTATACTTCTGGGACTTTTTAGCCGACTTTGTAGCAGCCTTACTCGCAGAAGCTGCTTTTTCTTCCACACCTGAAACAGGCATTGACGCAGGCGTGTAACTCTCCGGTTGGTGACCCTGGAAAGTCGGCTCAGCCGTAGATGACTTCCTAGAACTGGAACGCTGCGGCTTGTAATGCTTAGACCCCTTGTAGCCGTGCTTCCCGTGACTCTTGATATAAAGCCAGTTATTGAACTTATCGATGAGTTTTTGCAACCACTCGACAAGCTCTACAACAACATTAACAACGTCTGAGATACGGTCAGCTACCCACTTTGATACCTTGCCGAGGAAGTGGAAACGCTTATCCAACTCCATAACCAGCCGTGTGAGCACATCAAAGATTAATAGCGGGGCGACTGACTTCATTACCCCCCACATTGCCTTACCCACAGTATTAGCTGTGAATGCGACAATCTGGAATGACTTAGCCAGCGCGCCGTTACGGTATCGGAGGATAGAGGATGCCTCGATCTGCTCAAGCGTTCTCTTACGTACCTCATTCAGTGACTTAATAAACGCCCAAGCCTGCCCCATAAGCTTGTTAAACGGATTCATAGCAGCCATAAAGGCCAACAGGTGCACAATAACTTTCAGCTGCTCACGATGCGATTCAAAGTACGTATTGACTCTACTCAACTGGTTAAGAATCATCGGCATTTTAGCCGACACCCAATCCAACATCGGGCTAATCACATTTTCGAGAAGCTCAGCCAAGCGAGACTTAATGTTGCCTATATTCGCCTCAAAGGAGCCGCCAACCGTGTTAGCAATATTTGCATACTTAGGGTCAGACGCCATCGCCTCAAGGAACTGGTCAAAACTGATCGTCCGAGCGCGTACAGCCTTATCAACCTCATCAAGACTCATATTGAAATGCTGTGCGATAACCTGCCTGGCTGCGATACCGCGCTCCTGCAGGCGCTCCATCGTATCGCCCGTCATCGCTCCACTAGCGTTAGCAGAGATCAGAGCATCACCAATATCCTCGATAGACCGGTTAGCAGACGTCGCCATATTCTTGACAACACTCATATACCGTTCCAGCCCGGATACCGCGCCACCAGACATGAGGTATTGGTTACTCACCTTCATGGCATCCTGGATTTTGAACTGTGTACCGCGCACAGAATCCAGAACAGTATCAGCGACTCGCTGCACATTAGCCTTGGAATACCCCATCCCCTTTAACTGGAGTTCAAAAAGGTCACGTGTCTTGTAGCGCTCTACCGCGCCTTTCAACGCCCCCCCCACAGTCTCAACGATCATGGCACCAGCACCCAGGACTCCGGCTGACTCTGCTACGCCTTTGAGTGTCTCTCCGAGGGAGGCTTTCATCTTGTTGCCGACAGCGGCGAGGGCGCCTGGCATCGCCTTTTCGGCACCAACACCATATTCTTTGGCTAGGCCTTCACCGTGCTCACCAGCCGACGCGTTAACCTCACCCAGTGCCTCACCAACGCCACGCTTCAACGCCGGCGCGAAACCCTCCATAGAAGGCTGAATCTTCACAAAAGCAAGACCAATATCCTTGCTTGTCACGTTAGCCATTATTCAACCTCCATCCCGGGATACAAGGCCTTCATAAGATCAGTGCCACTCATCACGCGGCCTTTAACAGTCCGACCGCCCGTATTCTTACCGCTAAACGGAGTCTCAATCGGCTTAGGCTTAGCCCCTTTACCCCCGCCCTTAGCCCACAGAGAGACCAGGGAGGAATGAAGAATGGCAGAAAGCAGCTGATTCGTCATCATCGGACTAGTCCACATCATTGCCCCCTGCCAATCCTCACAACTCGTGTGCACCTTACTGAAGATGCGATGCCGGGGCTGAGAATACGCCACGAACGCCCAAAGCTCCGGCCAATTGCAATCCTCATAAGGCACTTCTTCAAGGTGAATACCGATATCCAATAGGTCAGCGGTCAGCATCCCACGCAGCTCCACATCATCCAGCAGCCGCATAAGGAAACCTATTTTCCCAGTAAATCCTCACTGTCAGCATTCCAAGCTTCAAAGAACTGCTGCATATACACCAGCGGCAACGAGGCGATATAGTCAGCAGTCTTTTCACCAGCAATATCAGTTAGCAGAGTCTGCATTTCCGCCGCATTCTCCACATCCAAATTCGTCAAATATGAGGCAGGGATGAAAGCCAGGCGGGGAACCTCGACCTCTGTCCCGTCTAATCCCACGAAAGTGAAGGTGGAGGCGTTACCGTCGACGGGCTTGCACTCGTAGCGGTGAGTCTTTTTTACCGGGGTTTTCTTAGCGGCCATGAGGTTCCTTTCTTATCGTTCAGGGCACTTGCACTCAAGAACAGCATTCGTACGAGAATCAATCTCATACATGTTCACTCCAGAGCACGAATGAGGATACGCAGTTAAGGTAGCCTCAATAACAGTAGCGTCACTGTGGCTAAACGTCGTGTCACTAATATCCGTCACCATGCAGTTAGGCAGCCACAGGCGGACGTGACCATCATCCCCAAGCTCACCGTCAATCATGTCGAAAATGAACTGGAAGCGGGAACGTCGACGGCTATTGTGTTTAATCACCATTCCCAGGTTTTCGCCGTCATCCTCCCAGCTCACATTGCCTTTCCCCCGCACAATCGCCTGAACCTCAGGACGATAATACTCAAGGAAAGACACACCCAGAGTGAGCGTGTAATCGGAGAAGATAGTACGCACGACAGACCCGCCAAACGCATGCAGATCATCACCCTTGTGATCCTCGGTGATCTTCACACCGTCCTCGGAAATGTAGCCGAGGCAGGAGAAGTTCTCCGGAATCTGCATAGCCTTAATTTCTGCCAGGGTCATGTCGCAATCCATGGGGGCGACCCAGGCACACCCACCCGTATTAGGATTGGCTACCAGAATGTTGGAGGGATTACCTTCCGAGTCTCGGAACTCGGTCACCCCGTCGATATTGGTTTTCAATGGCATTGTTCTAATTCCTAACTAACTAAATCTGTTGATCGCTGAAACTCAGTGGTGCGAGTCTTAACCGTCACTGCTACTTGCAGAGCACAACACGCACAGGTGGTGTCAATCGTCCTGCCTACCGGTATCGGCTCCTGCTCAATTCTGCAGTGAACACGGTTATAGGAGGTGAGCAAAGCAGCCGTTTTCGCCGCCAAATCGAAAGCATCCACGGTAGAGCCTGCGAAACAATCAACGTGCAGAATAGTCCTCTGCACCACCACATTCTTAATGGTGGAACTCACCGTCGACAGCACGATGAATGGCTCCACATTCTCCGGTGTGATGTCTTTCGGGTACTTGGTAGACACCTTCATATTGAGCGTGTCACGCAGATACTCGACAAGGATGGATTCAACATCAACAGGAGTAACAGAGATTCTGCCTAGACTGCGCTCGGTCACTGTCCACCACCTGCTGCCATCGTCTCCATAGCACGCAGGAGAGCCGCCTTAGACTCCGCCCACATGCCATCCTTACCAGTAGCGTTAATAGACTGCCTCCAGCGTTGACGCTGCCCACCACCCTGCAGAATCGGAT